AAAAATTCATACTCCAACAGAGTACACGATTTAGCAGCGATATATAGCGAATATAGAGAGAAGATATTTGGAGATAGACTTATCGCACATTATAGCGACGCTAAAATCAAACATGTTGAAGCAAAAAATACAATACACATAAGTTATACAAATGGACCAAAAGTCGAAATACTTGGACCCGTTTCAAAGAAGTATAAAGTAAAATTCATAGATACAAATAATGGACACACTGTTTATGAAGGAGACATAGGCAACAATATGTGGACTATGGCTAGTATAAAATATTTTGTGAAATGGAAAACAGAATTGTATGAAGTTGTTGGAGAAAATTGGACGACTTTGATAGAATCGCAAGAGTTAAATTTAAAAGACAAGAAAGTAAAAATAGTACTTGATACACAAAGTTTAGGGGATTTGATGGCATATATAGGATCGGTTGACGAATTCCAAAAAAAACATGAATGCGATTTAACTTGCGTTGTCTTTCAAGAAGAATTGATGCAATTATTTTCAAAGAGTTATGAAAACATAAAGTTCATAAAACAAAATGGTAGCAATGATGATTTCTATGCCACATATATAATAGGATATTTTGATCAAAACAACTGGCAAGGAAACGCGCCTTCCGATCCAAAAAAGATATCGTTGACGTTTGTCGCACAAGGAATACTTGGTTTACCTCCAATCGAGATCAAGCCAAAGCTAAAGTTTTCGTCAAATTTAAAAAAACCAAATAGCAAATATGTATGTATAGGAACACATAGCACGGCACAATCTAAATACTGGAATAATCCAGAAGGGTGGAATAAAGTTGTAAAATATATAAAATCCAAGGGGTATGAAGTTTGGGACATAGACCGTTATAATTCGTTTGGAAACGGAGTAAATATGAACTATATTCCAAATGGTGTAGTTGATAAAACTGGAGATTTTTCTCTTGAGCAAAGAATGGCCCAATTGGAACATGCTGAGTTTTTTATTGGCCTCGGTTCTGGTCTGAGTTGGTTGGCGTGGGCTGTTGGAAAGCCCGTTGTACTCATCAGCGGATTTAGTATGGAGTTTGCGGAATTCAATACACCATACAGAGTAATCAATAAAAATGTGTGCCACGGATGCTGGAACGATCCATCTTGTACATTTGATAAGGGGGATTGGAGATGGTGTCCTCGCAAGAAGGACTTTGAATGCACCAAGCAGATCTACGCCGAAGATGTTATAAAAATGATAGACAAAATCATATAGTATGCAGATATATATAACATATGGATTTAGTAGGGATGTTATCTAAAGATGATATTATACTGGGTTTGGCGGAAAGAATACAAAACAAGTATCCGCAAAATCCACAAGGATACTGTGCACCTATGTGCAAAGATCTATTGTCTGCTCTTAAAAAATACAACATAAACGCCAACATCGTTGAAGGACTATTCGTACTCGATGAACCAAATGCCGGAAAGTTCATTACACAATACGACGATGAATATGAAGTGCCGCATGATTGGATCAATATAGAAGGCAAAATACTTGATATATCCACCAAGATGTTTCGCAAAAGCGTGCACGAGAATATACCAGATGTAGTTTATATAGGATTTCGCTCACCGTTATATGTGAGATACAAACATTATGGCCACAACTAAAAACCTAAAAGACGTAATCAAGGAAGAATACGTCAAATGTGCCAAGGATCCTATATACTTCATGAAGAAGTATGTTAAGATTCAGCATCCTACTCGCGGTACACTGCCATTTCTTACATATCCATTTCAGGACAAAGCATTAGAAGACTTTGTAAAGCACGATCAGAATATCATATTAAAAAGTCGCCAGATGGGTATTACAACTCTTGTATCAGGATATGCAATATGGCTGATGACATTTCATACAGACAAGCAGATACTTTGCTTGAGTATTACACAAGAAACGTCCAAAGCAATCGTAACCAAAGTAAGATTTGCCAACGACAACTTACCAAGCTGGCTTAAAGTTCCTGCCGTAGAAGACAATAGACTTTCATTAAAACTAAAGAACGGTTCTGAAATCAAGGCTGCGAGCAGTGCAGGTACATCCGGTCGTTCAAGTGCGTTGTCATTGCTCGTAGTAGACGAAGCCGCATTTATTGACAACATAGAAGAAATATGGCTATCTGCTCAATACACATTGTCTACGGGTGGTAAAGCAATCATACTATCAACTCCTAACGGTGTAGGAAACTGGTTCCATAAGATGTGGATGGAAAGTGAGCAGGGACTGAATAACATGAACCGCATTAGCCTTCCTTGGCACCTACACCCAGAGCGTGATCAAAAATGGCGCAATGAACAAACCAAACTGTCTGGCGAAAGAGGCGCTGCACAAGAATGCGATTGTGAGTTTAGCACATCTGGTAATACAGTGATAGATATTCCAGTTTTGGAATGGTATAGTAAAACTCATGTAACTGAGCCAATAGAAAAGCGCGGAGTAGACAAAGGATATTGGATATTCAAATATCCGGAACCCGGTAAATCATATATGGTCGCAGCTGACGTTGCGCGTGGCGATGCTTCCGATTATAGTGCTGCTCAAATACTAGAGATAGAAACTATGGAGCAAGTTGCCGAATATAAAGGCAAACTACCAACTAAAGAATACGCCAGAGGTCTTATGACAATGGCAACAGAATATAACAACGCATTGCTTGTTGTAGAAAATGCTAATGTGGGATGGGCGGTCATACAAGAAGTATTAGACAACAACTATCCTAATCTTTTTTATAGTTCATCCGATTTACAGTATGTTGATGTCGAGAATCAGATGACCAACAAAATACACGCTCAAGAGAAAAAGATGACGCCAGGCTTTACAACATCTAACAAAACGAGACCGCTGGTTATATCAAAATTGGAAAGTTATTTTAGAAACAAAGAAGTTATAGTTCATAGCAAGCGGCTAATAGAAGAACTACAGGTTTTTATATGGAAAAGCGGGGCCGTGTCAGCAAGGGCAGAAGCAATGGAAGGCTATAATGACGATCTTGTAATGTCTATTGGTATAGGATTATGGATAAGAGATGTAGCATTGCGTTTGAGAAAAGAGTCGGACAGTGTTACGAAAACGATTATAGATAGAATAGGATCAACATCTGCTCAACAAATACAAAACAATGTAAACTTGTTGAGTACAGGTAAAGGAGTTAATCCATTTGGTGTATATAACAATCCTTGGCAAATGCACGTCGGTGGACCTGGTATGCACGGTAATAAATCAGAAGATCTTACTTGGCTACTGCGATAATATATTTTATAAAAATACCTCTAGTATATATTTATATAGTAAGCGCTCATATATATACACACTATGGCAGAAACAAAAGATCTATTTAGCAGATTGAAAAAGATGTTCAGTACGGACGTAATCGTTCGTAATGTGGGCGGTAAAAAACTCAAGATTGTAGACACGGATGAAATACAATACGCAACAGACAGAAACAGTTTGCGTGATCGTTTTAATCGTTTAAGAAGCAGTACATTTAACTTACATAATCGCGACATGAGCATGGCTTATCAAGCAAGCCGTCTTGAGTTGTTTAGAGATTATGACGTTATGGATATGGATCCTATCATCGCATCTGCGTTGGACATCTATAGCGACGAGTGCCTTGTGCCAAGTGAGTTTGGAAAAGTTCTTACTATTCGTAGCAACAACGAAAACATAAAGAAGATACTTGAAAATCTTTTCTATGACATACTAAACGTCGAGTTTAATATGTGGAGTTGGACACGTAATATGTGCAAATATGGCGATTTCTTTTTGCGTATGGAAATATCACCAGAATATGGTGTGTTTGTGGTTCATCCAATCAGTCCGTATGAAATCACACGCATAGAAGGTAGCGATCCACAAAATATTAACTATGTAAAATATCAACACGATGGTATGGGTGGTGGTATGGAATATGAAAACTTTGAGATCGCGCATTTTAGACTGTTGAGCGACAGTAACTTTTTACCATACGGTAAAAGCATGGTAGAGCCTGCTCGCCGTGTATGGAAGCAGCTAAGTTTGATGGAAGACGCGATGCTTATTCATCGCATCATGCGTGCGCCAGAAAAGCGTATATTCTCCGTTGATGTTGGTAATATTCCTCCCGCCGATATTGATGCGGCAATGCAAAAGGTTATGAATCAAGTAAAGAAAGTACCATATATTGATGAACGAAGTGGCGATTATAACTTACGTTTCAACTTGAATAACATGGTGGAAGATTTTTATCTACCCGTTCGTGGAAGTGATAGCGGCACCAAGATTGATACGTTACCTGGTATGGACTTTACAGGCATTGATGATCTTGAATATATTCGTAATAAGATGATGGCCGCATTAAAGATTCCAAAAGCATTTTTGGGATATGAAGAAGGACTGTCCGGTAAGGCTACACTCGCTGCCGAAGATGTAAGATTCTCTCGTACTATTGGTCGTATACAACGTATTATAGTATCTGAACTAACTAAGATTGCTATCGTGCATTTGTATGTTCAAGGCTATCAAGACGCTTCGCTTGTTGATTTTGAACTTGAACTAAGTAACCCAAGCACAATCTTTGAGCAGGAAAAACTAGAAATATGGTCCAACAAGATCAGCCTTGCGTCGGATATGGCAGAAAGCAAGATGTTTAGTAAGAAATGGATGTATAATCAGATATTTAATATGTCCGAAGATGAGATCGAAGAAGTTCAGCAAGAAGTTATTAAAGACCAAAAAGAATCTTGGAGAATGGAGCAGATATCATCGGAAGGCAATGATCCTGCCGCAAGTAAGCAAAAATCTGAAGGCGGTGCTGTCAGCGATTTTGGTGGTGGAGGCGAAGAACCCGTCGGTGGGGGTGGTGGTGAAGGGGGTGGAGGCGAAAGTGAGTTGCCAGGTCTTCCTCCGCTCGAAGAAGAAACACGAAAAGATCGTGAGCGCGGTAAACGCGATCAAACGGGAAACAAAGAAAAGTATACATCTACTCATACCAAGAACTTTGGCGAAGATGTTCTTGGAAATAAAGAAAACAAAGAAAAATCAAAGAGTGATCGTACTACCCGTCATATATACAGAGGCGGCGCACTTTCTATGGATGAAGACCTGAAAAGTATAAAAAAAGCACTGCAATCCAGATATAATAATAAGCACAAACGAGTAATAACTGAAGAAAAGTCTATATTAGACGAGTCTAACCTTATAGAAGAAGACAAACAGCAGTAAATATGTAGTTTTTATCAATAAGGAATATATTTATAATAATAAAAATGTATGAAGAAACTGAAACACTCCAAGTATAAAAATGCGGGTATATTATTTGAACTGCTTGTTCGTCAAGTCACCGCCGACATACTAAATGGAAAAGATGACTCAAAAGCGAACAATATGCTACGTAAGTATTTTTCGGAAAATACAGAATTAGGAAGAGAGAATGCGTTGTATAGAGTGATACTTGAAGAAAAAACAAAAGACCAAGTTTCTGCTGATAGATTGTTAGATACTGTATTGCGTACACGAAAGAAGTTGAATGAGCGTTCATTGAATCTTCAGAAATATGAACTTATCAAGGAAATCAAGCAACATTATCCACTTGATGATTTTCTAAAGGGCAGTATATCAAACTACAAGTTGCTTGCTAGTATATACAAGGTTTTTGAAGATACCGTCAATGAAGTTGAAAGCGACCCTCGTGAAATGTTCAAGGCAAGAAGTTGTATTGTTGAAAGCATTGTTGCTTCCAAGACGCCAACAAGAGTAATATCCGAAGAAGAAAAGAAAGATCTGGTCAAAGTATATCAACAGCAAAATGAAGATGTTCGTTTGCTTGCTTATAAGTTGCTGGTTGATTCATTCAATGAAAAATACAAAGGATTGGATGAAAAGCAAAAGATTCTTATTCGTGAATATATCAACAACATCAGCAATACCAACTCGCTTCGCCAATATATCAATGCCGAAGTTCCTGAAGTTAGAAAGCAAATCAGCGAACTAAAGAGTGTGGTGAATAATGAAGTTGTAAAAATTAAGATTGATGAAACGCTCAATCAACTTGATAAGATTACCAAAGGAACTCTAGTAAAGGAAAATCAAATCATGGCTCTGATGCTGAGTTATGAACTTATCAAGGAACT